GCCAAGTTCGTGGCAAGCTCTACCGAAAGATACCCAAATCGCCTTGTTGTTGGGGGCTTCTTGCAATGCTCTGCGGAAAAGTTGATAGGCAAAGGCTTCCCTGCCTGTCATTAACCATATATACCCTAGAAAATGCAATGTAGCTGCATCATCAGGGTGATTTTCTAACACTGCGTATATAAGTGGCAGTGCGTTTTCGTAATCTTCTGCTTCAATTAGGTCATGTGTCGCTAATTGGCATTCTTTAAGTTCATCTTTATTCATGCTTAGCTGTGGTTACTTTCAAAAATGGGTAATTTGCATTGATTTCTTTAATCAGTTCTTTGGTCTGATGCGGATTGAATATATCAATACCTTTCTTACGCAATTCCATCTCAATTACTGGAGGAATGCTGGCATAATGCGCCCATTCTTGTTTTACACCTTTAGCCCATGCTTCTGGATTGTTTCTTTTTTGTTTTAATGCTTCCATAAAAGCATCTAAATCTTGCACAGATGTCATTCTGTGCTCATCTTTCACAGGGTCGTAATCGTAATACTGTGTGACTCCTGTTGTTGCATCGTAATCAAATAATATAGACATAGATAAAAGGGGACAGTTGCCCATCCCCTTCCTGTTAGCGATTAAGCACCTACGTTTTGAACCTTAGCGTGAGCGTCAGGATTCTGAACAACAAGTGCGTATTCAGCAGTCAACAGCCATTTTGTGCTATCGCCTGTCTTAGCCAACTCAACTTTCTCCATTGGGCGGAGAGAAGCCAAGCCAACATAACCAGGGTCAACACACAATACAGCTTGGTCACGCATGAAGCGGTCAAGTTTAACAGTGTGGTTACCGAAGTCAGACACATACACATCGGCAGCGCCAGTGATGATTGCTTGGTTAGAACCAGCTACGTTGTTGAACTTAGTAGCGATACCTGCGAATGTTGAGAAGCGAGCTTTGTTAGTTGCGCTCATCAAGATTACAGATGGGTCACCACCGTCAGTCCATGCTAATTGCAATGCAGACTTCAAGTCAGCTTCAATGAAAGTAACAGATGTACCATCAGTTGGAGCTGCTACAGTGCCACCAGAGAAGCCTGGTGTTGTACCACTTGTAGAACCTGTTGCTAACACACGGTTAGTAATCCAAGATTCCATACCAGCGGATGAACGAGCTGTTGCTGCGCCACCTGCGGAAGATGCTTGGTTACGTACCAATGCGTATTCCATGTCACGTTTCAACTCTTTACCAGCTTTCATCAACTGATAAGCAACTTCAGACTTACGACCATACTTACGAACTACATCGTATGTATTGGAAATCTGAACAGTTTTACGAGAGATTTGTGTGTAGTTACCCAACACTGTAGTTGCTGGCAATGTTGCGAAAGATGCGTCATCACCTTCAACGTTTTGGTTAGTAGCAGCAGCAGCCAAAGCGTCTGTTTGCCATTGATGGTAAGTTTGACCTGCGCTCATGCGTTTGCACATGGACAACAGAGGTGTATCTTCTGGGCTGATATCGAAAATGATATCTTCAAATGATTCGGCAATGCCCTTGCCTGTATAGGTACTTGTACTAGATGCAGCCATTTTTAATTCTCCTTATAGCATTTCTTCTATTAGTTTCGCTGCCAAGTCAGAGCGACCTGTTTTACGCAGCGTATTTCTTGTTTCTTTGCGTTGAGCGGACTCAACTACTTTTGCGTCCTTAGCGCCTGGCTTCACTACAGGCTTTGCTTGCGACACCTTGTTCTTCACAGCTGGATTCGATTGTAGCTTGCGCCACTGCATAGCATCGTGTAGCACTTTCACATAGCGTGGGTCATATACTTGACTCAACTCTTCTTCGGTAAATCCGTAATCCTTGCCTACTGTGATAATTGCTTGGCTGGTCTCACGACTCCAATTAGGTATCTCTTTGGCTAGTAACTCTCTACCTTTTTCTATCTTCTGTGCTAACTCTTGTTGCTTGTTTTGCAACATAGCTGTCTGCTTGGCTTCAAGCTCTTGGGCAATACTGCCACGTTGTTGTTGAAGCTGGTTGTATGTAAAGAACAGCTTTTGAGCTTCCACAAAGTCATTATCTGACAACTCTTGCCAATTAACCTTAGAATATGCTTCTAATTGTTGGTCGATGGCTGTGAGTCTAGCAACGTCACCAATTAACGCACTTTGCAGCTCCGCTTGTTGCTGGAGCAGTTGAGCTTGGGCTTGGAGTGCCTGCTCTTGTGCTTCTAGCGCTTTGCGTTGTTCTGCAACTTGCTGCGTCTTTTGCGTGTAGTCTAAGCCTTGCTGTGCAAGGGCTATTACATCCTCAAGAGGTTTCTCGATTTCCTCACCGTTCACCTTTAGCTTCAAGCTCTTAATTGGTTGTTCCTCTTCGGAAGCCTCTTCTTCGCCTTCTTCTTCAGGTTCTTCGACTTGTTCCTCTTCTGCTACTTCTTCCTCTACCTGTTCATCAGGATTGGTTTCAATAGCCTCTACCTCTGGTTGCTCTTCTGCGTCAAGATTTAATGGCGCATCATCTTCTGCATCAACGAACGCCATTAAACGACTTTCGATTGACTGCGCTGGGGCTTGGTCACTCATTGTGTTACTCCTATATACGAGCAATAAACGCCATTAAGGCGTAATCAGGCTTGCTCTTACCTGAATACTTTGCTTGCTTTCTGTAACAACGATTCCTTTTGCATTGCTGCTAATCGACCTGTCGTCATTACATCGTGCAGTTGTTTCTCAATTTGGTTTAGTGTTTGAAGCGCAATAACTAGCTTATTATGCGTTTTCTCATCGCCCAAAGGGCTAGATGCCATGTTAGCGATAATACCAGCTCTAACCTTCTCTATAGCTTCCTTATAAGCAGGACTCTCTAAAACCTTTGCAGCTTCTTCACCACGCAATACTTCAGTTAGTTGTTTATCCAATTAGATATATCCTAATGCTTTGTTAATCCAACGACCCTTGGCTGTTAAGCCACTTACCTTCTCTGTGTATTGGGTCTTGTAATCAATGATGTTTGATTCAATAGCACCTGCACCGCCTAAACGTGATACTGTATTAGCTGGTTGTGTAGATGCTACGCCTGTTTGTACTGCGCCTGCTTCTGCTAATCTATCCGCCATACATACCTCCGAATTGGTTTACCTGTGCTATTTGTTTCTCAGCATCCATCTGAGCTTTAATCTGAGCGATGGCTAAGTCTGTTTCAGCTTTTAGCTGTGCTTTGAAGCGTTCTAACTCCATCTGAGCTGCAATCTTCTCACGCTCAATGATGATGTCATTCTCACTGCGGACACGCTCTTGCTCTAACTGTGCTTGTGCTTTAGCTTGCTCGATAGCTAACTGACCTTCTAATACTTGCTGTGCAGGTTCAGGCTGTGGCTCTTGAGGAGGCATTGGATTCTCCATTGGATTAGTCCAGAACTCTTCAGGATTCTTGAAGCCTGCGTTCATAGTCAACTTAGCTAACGCATTGTAAATCTTAGATGGGTCAGTCAAGCCTACTTGGATTGCTTCTTTCTGCATCTGCAAGATATTGTTCAAGTGCATCATCTGTTGGTCTTTGTTACCTGCTCCTAAGCCTACAGAGATAGATAAGTCATTACGAGCTTTCCATTCTCTTGGGTCAACCTCAACCCACTTGTTACGCAAGCGCACAACTTCAGGTTTGTTTTGATTTGTGCGTACTAAACGATGTACCAACCAGAATAAGTCTTTAACACCTGTTTCTGCAAATGTGCGAGCTACTAAAGCTAAACGCTCTTGTGTGGCATTCTGAATCAAGTTCATGCCTGTAGCTGTCTTGTTCAAGCTATTAGCATCTAAGCCTTGATTGTATGCAGTAACGCCTGTGCGTTTCTCCTTCATGCTGTCCATGTACTCAACCATCGTAAATGAGGTTGGTGGGAAAGCAGGATGGCTCAATGGGAATATCGCTGAACCTGGGTCACCATCTACACGAACAATACCGCCTGGGCGAGATGTCAACATATCGTCTAGGTTTACTCTGTCAGAGATAGCATAGCGACCATTGTTAGACAGATACATATTGTCTAGCTGACCACGAATCAGTGTTGACTTAATCAACTGGATGTCCATAGTCAAGTCAGCGTATGAGCGACCAATGTGACGATGAGGCATAATCATTGGTGTGATACAAGCGAATGGGATGACATCAGCCTTCTCACGATAGATAATCTCATTGCCAACTACAACATAGCGCATCAACTCATCATCAATCTTGATGTATGTGTCACGCACTAGAATGTCGTTGATAGATGTTCTGTCGTACTCTTCGTCATAGATATCACGAGCAATCGCTTCCTCTTGGAAGTTTTCGTTAATCTCAGCAACGATTTGGTCTAGCTTTTTGAGCGGGTAGTTAAACATCTCAGCTACCTCAGCACGTTGCATAGTTTCACGGTGCTGCACGAAGTTAGCTTCCTGCAATGATGGACCAGACACATCAATGTCAATCATCATGTTCTCAGGAGCTACGTTCTTAACGTATATCTCGATTTCTTTCTTAGTGATGCGTATCTTCACATCATGTAGCATTGGCATTTCCATCAAGCTCATCATGTCAGACATCATTGGAGATTCTGGCGCTGTAGGGTCAGGATATGCTGTGTGTTCCAACACTTCTACTTTGTCGTCTTGCGCTAACAAAGCTAATTGAGCGTCAGTTAATCCTTTATATTCTTCTTCTTCTGTTTCTACTTCTTCTTCTGCGTAAACTTTGACGTAGCCGTTCTTTGACAGCAATGCGTCCTTGAACCACACATAGAATACCTTGAAGCCTTCATTGCGCTCCATCACAATGTGATTCACATAATCTGTTTCTTGCTCTGCTGCCTCTTGGTCTTCAGGACTCTTAGGGTCAAAGCTAACCACTCTGTCGCCTGATACGAATATCTTTAGCAACTGTGGCAATGCAGCCTCAATAGTATCCTGCACATCGTAAGATACAACTTGTGAGCGACCTTCTATCTCGTTACCAAATGGCTCGCCTAAGTAGTAATTGATGGCTTGCGCTCTGTCATCAGCTAACGCAGAGTCATTGATACCATACGAGATGTTCTCGTTCTGCACGATGAGTGCGAGTATTTCTCCGTCTGACTTTTTCATACGATTCCTATGTTCGAATATTCAATTTTTCTATTAGCCCAGCTCTCGTTCTTCATGCCATCTAACGAGATAGACATATAGCGGAAAGCATCAGCACCATGCGAGTATTCATCATGCAATGGCGCACCAGGCTCATTAGTAGCACTGTTGATAGTTCTTCTGTAGTTCTTTAAGCACTCTAACAATCGAGTAACTGATTTATCGAAATAGACTCGATGAAAGTTCATTCTAGCGATACGAATTCCATGTTCAATATCTGACTTTGGAACTATTCTTACATCCCAGCCATTTCTACGCATGATTTCTTCTGCTGAAGTACCATGCTTGAAGTCCTTTGTCTGCCCATCATGTGGCAAGTACAACTGACCAAAGTTATATGGAAGATTCTTTAATTGGCTTGAATATGAATCAAGCGTTCTATGGTCGTCTTCGATATAACCTATAATGCGAGCTTCAGATACACCTCGCTGTACGAGAATGATTGACATTGAGTCATTCCATCCCAAGTCCATCACCACATGAACCTTCAGTGTTGGGTCATATGGGACATGAGTAACTCTGCCGTTCTCTTGCGCCTCTCTTATCTCATTAGCATAGATAGCGCCATCCTTAGCTGCTTTGCAGTTGCCTTCCCAGATGTTTTCGTAATCAGGGTTAGTAG